CGGCGGTACCTTGGTGAGCTTGTTTATGCCTATGCAGTTACAACAGTCAATGCTGCGGGCGAAGAAGGTCCACCAAACAACTGGGTGTTCCCTCAAGTCATCGGTCCTACCGCCGCAGATGCTGTTATTCTTACGTGGCAGCCACTTCAAGATGTGGTGACGTACAAAATCTACGGGCGTACTGCAAGTGGTACTGGCATAGGATTGTTGGGTACAGTAGGCACAGCAGGCCCCTACACCTTTACTGACAACGGTTCCATCACACCGACCGGGTTGCCGCCTAACTCTATAGCGGACGTTCCTATTCGTTACAACTCGTTGGCAAGCTTGACCGTCAATGTACAGTTCGCCGAACGTCAACAGCGTCTGGCAACTAACACACCAACCCGGAGTAGCTAATGGATGATTCATACAAGGAAAATCAAAGGTTGGGTATAAAGGTTCCCAGATCAACGCTTTTGCCTCCTTACCTTAGCACCAATCCGTATTTTGTGGGGTACACCGATGCTATAGACGCAGTAATGGGGCCAGCAGTAGATGACAAGATTGCGATCATATCGAACATTCGCAATATGTGGATTCAGAACCCACAGACCGAAACCTACGTTGACACCCAACAGCTTATGCCTACCGAAACGTGGTCAACACCAGACCGTGATCTGGTAGTGCACCAAGTAAATATGCTGGGCATGAATCTCCACAATGCTGGTGTGGTAAGTGATGATGCCTACCAAACGATTGCTCGCTTTGTAGGGCTGTACTGGTTTGGCAAAGGTACATACGCTTTTATGGACTTCATCAACTACTGCCTGCAAACCAATCTTCAGGTACAGAACCAGTGGACAGAAAACTACAGCGATTTCTTCTCGGAAGGTGACCCAGCGATTGGTACGCCAATATGGGAAGGCGGTACGTGGTATCCAACCACTCACGTACTGATAGAGGCCTATGGTGGATTCCAAGGACTCGATATTCGTACGCTGCAAAGTTTCTTTTACGAAATTGCGAACTACAATCTGGTCCTGCTCGCAATCGACGCCTCATTCAATCTTAACGTCGTCGATTCGGTAACGCTGACAACCGCCGATATTGTTGGTATGGCTGGCTTCGGTATGGAGAATGTGGTAATTGCCAACTTCAAGAACGTAGGTGCAAGTCCTCCACCAATCAATATTCTGAACGTCAATGAACTTCCTACTACCTACTATTCGTTTGGGGGTGTGATAGCTGATCCTGCGGTGTCTATATTGATGGGGGAACCTTCCGGTTGGATGTATCTGGATGACGCACAGACTATGAAGGCCCCTGTCTATTCGCAGAACGCACAGACTGTTACTATGGAAGGTGATGTCGGTGTCCAGTTATTTGGTACACCTAAACCTGGTAACGAATATGATCTGCTCTATGGTCCGGTCACGTGGTACAAGGTAAGCGGTTTTACGGCAACTGGTTCTAGCATCCCAACATTTAGTACCGACAGTTTTACTATACAAGACGGCATTGCTGTTGATATGCAATGCGTTGGTGTCCATCGCAATAAGCTTCTGACCAATCCGGCCGGGTTCTTTGAAATAGCACCTGGACAGTTCGTCCCTTACTGGAACTAATATGACCTCATACCCACCAGTAGTATATGATGCAGCAACGAAAACCCATCGCCCCCTCGGTGCTGGTGAAGCGGTAGATGCTGCCAACATTCCTCTTAGCAGCACTCAATACAACGGATTGAAAGTATTCCCCGACGGTTTGTACACAGGACCTTCTTTGAATAGTCTAGTCTACTACGTGGCGAACGAGGGCACAGATGACCCAGCGCACGGAACTGAGGCAGCACCGTTCAAAACCCTCGATTACGTGATTTCATACATCACGAATCAAGACAATGGCCAGTATCGTAGTGGTGTTACCATTGCCTTAAAAGCTGGTGAAACGTTTGTTGGTCCAGTTGAACCACTTGCGTGCTACGGTGATATTCACATAGCGTTCTTTGGTGATCCAAAATACGGTGATTTCAATTCACCGTTGGTGAACGGTACGACGGCACCCGCCGACATGGCTGACTTGCAACGCCCAATCATCAATGTCCAACTTCAAACTGGCTTGACAGGTCAGTCAGGTATTTTGCTGATATCAAGCCCGCGTGATGTTAAACGTCAGGTCACTCTGGAGGGCATCCAGATTAATTTGGCTAGTGGCCCCCACATAACTGGCGCAGTGGATTTTATCACTGGCTTTGATGCCTCAGAGTCGCGCTTACTGTTGCTGGGTACTGTGGTCAACATCACGGACCCTACGTCTCCATTCGGACTCTATGGCCTGACGACACGCTGTCTGGGTGGCGTCTACCAACGGTGCTCTCAGTTCTGGGTAGCTGGTGCACCCGTGACGAATGCAACCTCGACAGTTAATCTGGCAGCGCGGAATTTCTTCTTTAAATTCTATCCTGAATATCCTGGTAATCAAGAACAAGGCCTTGATCTGTACAATGGTGTGCCGGGTAGTTCGTTGATGACCTTGAGCTGGTCCGACGTACCAAGCGCTCCAGTAGGGGCCAGTTCTAGTTTGGGTACGTTCCCAACGCTGCAAGACCCTAATTACGGGCTCGCAAACTACTTCTTCAATTTAACTCGTGACCAGCAAGGACGACCTTTGAACGTTCTCAGCGGTCGGCTCTTTTAAAGGAATATACAATGAGCGATCCGCTTACAGCACCACTACTCGTAATTACCAACGTCGGGCTTGCAGCCGCTGAGGTAGCTACTCCAACCGGTCCATTCGTCAACATTCAAGGATTCCGGGTAGGTTCGGCATTTGGGTACGAGCCACAAGCAACAGACACAGACCTTAACGGTACGTTGCTATACAGTGGTGTACCGTCGACCTACAAATACGTTGGCGATAACACGCTCGACGTTATCTGCAAAATACCTGCCGACGCGGGTCCGTTCAACTTCGGTGAGGTCGCACTGGATATAGCTGGTCCAGTGATGTTTGCCAAAGCAGCGTTCGCCGTGCAGCAGACAAAGTATAGCAGTTTGGGCACAAACGTTCTTTCGACATACACATTCCACTGCCTGATTAAGCTGACGCAGCCAGTAGCGATCTTTAAAGTCGATACGCTGATGGCAGAACCGCCCATGATATGGGAGGTGGATAAATGGTCAGATATTTATCCACCTGCTCTGTCGGCAAATCCGGATATCCCATCGATACTGGTCAACGAACTTGATATTAATGGTAACAGCTCATGGGTTCACCAGGCATCTGAGGCGCACTGGACGGTAGGGACAAACTATCATTTGCTAGGGCAGCCAATAGTGGTCGCAGGTACGCTGACATCGGTGACGGTAACAGCGGCGTCCATTCCAAATGCGAAGACCTCCTCGGTACTACGCAACTATGTAGTCGAAACAGAAGACGGCTACCTGCGAAGCTGTTCGAGCGTAACTGCAAGTGGTGCAAATCTGATTTTCAATTTCATTGATCCGCTTACGGACATTCCACCAGTAGTAGGCTCCAATGTTTCCATACATTCTAACAACGTGCTGGAGACCTTGTTGCAAATAACGGGCGACCTAAGCGGTTCGGCACTGATAAGTGGCCAGGAAGCCTCAATCTCTGTAACCCTTAATAAGGGTGCTGTTCTTGCACGTTCACTGTCGCACACCACAGCAGGAACCTACAATTTCACTGTTCCGGATGGCGTCAACTTCCTGTATGCTGATGCAGGTGCTGGTGGTGGTGGCGCTGGTGGCGCAGCAGGTGGCTTTAACACTGACCACGTGACCAATCAAGAATACATGGCTGGTGGTGGCGGTGGCGGTGGCGGAGTCGGTGAAACCGTCACTGGTTTTACTATACCGGTTAACCCAGGTGACTCAGTTGTTATCGTAGTTGGTGGCGGTGGTAGCGGAGGTGCGGGTGGTATTGCCCCTGGTAACAACGGTCAAGGTGGTAATAACGGTGGTAACACGACTATCTCTGTCAACGGCACAATAGTGCTTAGCCTCACTGGTGGTTTGGGTGGTGGTGCTGGTGCCGGTTTCGGTCCACCAAGCGGAGCATCAGGTGCTGGTGGTGCTGGTGGTGCCCCAGGTGGTACTGATGGTACTGACGGTTACTTCGGTGGTGCTGGTGGCCCTGGTGCTAGCTCGCAGTTCGGTACTGGTGGTGCTGCTGCACGTGGTGCAACGGGTGGACAAGGTATCCCAGGTGGAGACGCTAGTGGTAATTCTGCTGGCGGTGGCGGTGGCGCAGCGGTTTACATTAACACTTCAACTGGCAACGGCGGTCAAGGTGGTACGGGCTCCGACGGCCTGTGTAATCTCACGTGGTAAGAAGGAGGCAGTATGCTGTGCAGATTGTTTAAGTATCTTGCAGTTTTATTCTGTGGTTGCGAAGGGTGTAAGGACGGCCCTTTGCATATCGTTTATCAATCGTCCGGTTTAACTATCAAAGGATTTACCATGATCTCTTCCGCTCTCGGCAGTGCACCAATCACCCTCGGCCTGACGCTCGATCCAGATGCCGCAGGCAATCCAACCACCGTGTTGCCTGGTCCCGTAGCGTGGACCGTTTCGGACGCAACCAAGGCAACTTTGGCTCCAGCGGCTGACGGCCTGACCTGCGTGCTGACCACCGTGGCTGTGGGCACCATTCAAGTGACGGCTACTTCGGGTGCGCTGTCCAATACCGTCGACGTGACTATCACGGCTGGTGTAACGACAGGCATCCACATCGTGGAACTGCCAGCCGCTGCACAATAAGGAGAACTAGACCGCTATGGAACAATTCCTTTCTGTGCCTGTACGTGTCACTGCTGAACGATGGAATGGAGTTGTGACATACGACGGGCTTATCTTCGATATATGGACCACAACCTCAGACGAAGGGCTGATGATACGAGGCGTGTTAGCTGCAACGTACAGGCGAACTACCACGCAGGTAATCAGTAAAGGTGACTGGATAGTGCGCTACCCCAA